GTGGTATATCCCCCGTTATAAATGAATATAAACAACCCTAGGGAACCGTGAGGGGACTTTTCTTCAACCCGAACTGACACGCATGACTCCCCACCCAGAAAGGAAGATATGAAACAAGATAGAATCAACAAAGAAATTGAACGATTGCATAGTATCTTTGGTTCTGTTCCAGAGAAGAAGCGACATGTAATCGAAGGTTTAATACGTAGGTCTGCATATATGCGGGCGACATTAGAGGACTATGAGGCAGACTTGGATGAAGGCGGTTATGTTGAACTGTTTACTCAAAGTGAAAAACAAGAACCATACGAACGAGAGCGACCAGTAGCACGATTATATAATTCGATGATACGTAACTATCAAACCTTAATGAAGCAACTTACCGACTTGTTGCCAGAAGAAGTGAAAACAGATATCAAAGATGAAATCAGCGAGTTCTTGAAGTAATGTACCTACAAGAATATCATCGCCAAATCAAGAGTGGTCGGATAATTGCTAATAAGAAAGTCATCAAGATATATGATCGCTTAATTTCCGAGATGAACAATCCTAATCTTCCTTATAGTTTTGACGAGTCGAGAGCGCAAAGACCGATTGAGTTTATCGAACGATTTTGCAAACAAAGTATCGGCATAGCAGGAGCGCCACTAAAATTAGAACTATTCCAAAAAGCATTTATCGAAGCACTATTCGGATTTATCTATAAAGACACAGGTCATAGGCGATTTCAAGAGTCGCTTTTTTTTAGTGGCACGTAAGAATGGCAAGACCACAATGTTAGCCGCAATCGCTTTATATATGCTTATCGCCGATAAAGAAGCTTCGGCAGAATGTTATTCAGTTGCAACTAAACAAGATCAAGCGAAAAAGACCTTTGATGAAATTGTGGCGATGCGTAAATACTCATTAGCAATTCAATCGATTACACGTAAACGCAGAAGTGATTTATATATGCCTGATACGTTATCGAGTTTTAAACCTTTAGCCAGTGATTCAAAAACACTTGATGGGTTAAACTCACACCTAGTCATTATTGATGAATTACACGCAATTCGTGATAGAGAACTCTATGAAGTTATGCGACAGTCCATGTCAGCACGTAGGCAACCTTTACTGGTTATGATTACAACTGCTGGAACTGTCCGAGAATCAATCTTTGATGACATTTATGCTTATGCTAATTCAGTTTTGGATGGAGTTGTTAAAGATGACACGTTCTTGCCGATTATGTATGAATTAGATTCACGTGAAGAATGGCTTGACCCTAATTTATGGGTTAAATCTAATCCTGGACTTGCCACAATCAAGCAACTCAAATACATGAATGACATTGTAGAACGTGCTAAAAACGATTCTAAAGCACTTGCTGGTGTACTGGTTAAAGACTTTAACTTACGAGGTACAACCACTGATTCATGGTTATCATTTGAAACTATCAACAACGAAACAACCTTTGATATTAGCGAAGTGTCCAATACCTATGCTCTTGGAGGTGCAGATTTATCGAGTACCACAGATTTAACGTGTGCAACTTTACTGATTGTCAAACATGGAAAACGATATGTGATTCAACAATACTTCATACCTTCCGACTTAGTAGAGAAAAAAGTCAAAGAGGATAAGGTCCCTTACGATTTATGGATTCAACAAGGATGGGTTACAACGTGCGAAGGTGCTAGGGTTAATTATTCCGATGTAACTAACTGGTTCAATAAGATGCGAGAAGAACATCAAATCTATACTTTATGGACTGGGTATGACAGATGGGGTGCGCAGTATTGGGTTGAAGAAATGACACAGAATGGTTATCAAATGGAGTCAGTTATCCAAGGTGCTATCACAATGAGCCAACCGATGAAAGAATTAGAGGCAGACCTTAAAGAAGGCAAACTCATTTATAACAACAATCCAGTATTAAAGTGGTGTTTCACAAACACGCAGATTAAGAGTGATGAAAATGACAACATCAGGCCAGTGAAAAGCAAGAGTGCTAAACAACGTATAGATGGAGTCGTTTCATTGATAGATGCCTATGTTATTTTACACAAGCATTATGAAGATTACATGAACATGGTAAAGGAGTGAGCCAATGGGATTATTTGACAGAATATTCAAACCGAAAGAGGTTGAAAATCGTGGGGTGGTGGATACCTACTTCAAGATGATTAACTCTTATTCGCCAGTATTTACCGACTATAAAGGTGGGGTTTACGAAATGGCACTCACTAGGGCATCCATTGACACCTTTGCCAAGCACGTATCTAAAGCTAACGCAGTCATAAAAGGGGATGTGTACAAACAACTTCAAAATGTTCTTAATTATAGACCAAACGAAGTTATGGTTACAACCCAATTCTTATCAAAGTTAGCAATTATATACAAAGCCGAGAACAATGCATTCATTATTCCTCAATACGAGGACAGAACAGCGGCACGAATCATAGGGTTCTATCCAGTAAGAGCAGCCGACACCAAGATACACACAGTCAATGGCGAATTGATGCTAACGTACACGATTCACGATACTACACCTAAAAAATACTCTATTCCATACAACGAAGTAGGGCATTTAAGAAAGAGTTTCTATCGAAAAGAACTGTATGGCGAAAGTAACGCACCAATCACAGCGACAATGGACTTGCTGACAACCCAAGATCAAGCGATTAAGAACTCTGTTCAACAGTCGGCCACGATTCGATTCATGGCAAAATTAGCCAGTATCTTGAAACCAGAAGATGTCAAAATAGAACAAGAGCGTTTGAGAAACATTAACTTAACCACTGACAACAATGGTGGAATTTTCGTTTATGACAATAAATATGCCGACATGAAACAGGTGGATTCAAAACCTTTCACAGTTGATGCCGAGCAAATGAAGTTGATTAACGAGAATGTTTATAACTACTTCGGCACTAATCAAAGAATCTTACAGAATACTGCTACTGAATCAGAATGGGAAGCATACTACGAAGGCGAATTAGAACCTTTTTTAATTGAGTTAAGTCAAGTTATGACCAATATGATTTTCAATATCAGCGAAATCAACAAAGGTTCAAAATTAGTGTGGGAATCTTCAAGATTACAGTACGCATCAACCGCAACTAAGATGAACTTATGGACACAAGGTTATGATAGAGGGTTGTTCACAATCAACGATGGTCGAGAAATGTTTAATATGAGTTCGGTCGAAGGTGGCGATGTTCACATGATTCGTTTGGAATATGGCGAGTTAGGAAAGAAAGATGAGGCAACAACAGATGATAAGTAACGATAGACAATACAGAGCATTTGAATTTGATGTGGTCGATGAAGAAAACAAAATCGTTGAAGGTCGAGCAGTAGTGTTTGAACAACCGACAGTATTGTTTGAAATGGATGGCATTAAATACTATGAAGTTATAGATAGAAACGCATTCAACAACGCAAACATGAAAGATGTTGTATTTGTAGAAAACCACGAGGGAACACCAGGTGCAAGAACACGAAACAACACATTGGAATTAAGTATTCGAGATGATGGACTTTACTCAAGAGCAGATTTATCAAAGAGTTCTAAAGGTCCTTCAATTTACTCGGATATTAAAAATGGCATCTATGACAAGATGTCTTTTTCATTCACTGTTCGCAAGGACTCTTATGACAAAGCAACTCGCACTCGTAAGATTCTTGAGATAGATCGCTTATTTGATGTGAGTGTGGTTACATTCCCAGCTTATGAGCAAACTTCAATATCGGCTCGTTCATTCTTTGAAGCAGAGGCAGAAAAAGAACGCATAGAGATGCGACTACGAGATGAGAAACGAAGAAGATTGGCATTGAAGTTGAAAATTGAAGGAGGTCTTGAATGACACTAAATGAAATTAACACACGTTTAGTTGAATTACGTTCACAGATTGATAGTCCAGAAGCGGACTTAGAATCACTCGAAACAGAAATTAACAATCTGATTGAAGAACGCAATTCGTTAAACGCAAAAGCTGAAAAGCGAGATGCCCTAATTAAAGCGGCACAAGAAACCACAAAACCGAATATTGTAGAACAATTCGAAGAAAGAAAAGAGGACAAAAAAATGGAAAATATCCTAGCAACACCTGAATATCGTTCAGCATTTTTCAAGAAATTAGCTGGAGAAACATTAAACGAAACTGAACAACGTTTTATCTCGACTACTGCAAACTTTGGCGGTGCATTACCAGTTGAAACTGCAAACCTGATCTTCAGCAACATTGAAGAACAACATCCAATCTTGAGTGATATTACACTTTACCGCACTGGTTCAGTTCTTGAAATTTCCCTACACAACGCAATCGCAGCAGGGGATGCAGCAGTTACAGAACAAGGAGTCGCACCAGCGGCAGAACAAAACACTTTTGCTAAAGTTACATTAAGCGGTAAAGACTTCGCTAAGTTCGTTGAAATTTCTTACGCACTAAGCAAAATGAATGGTCAAGCGTTGGAACAGTACCTTGTACAAGAAATCTCAGAACGCTTGGGCGCTGCACTTGCTAAAGAAGTTGTTACTCAAGTTACTGCTGACACTCACGCAGACAATAAGAAAACTTCAGCAGCAGTCAAAGTTACAACTTTTGCTGAACTTAACGGACTATTTGCTCTACTCAAACAAGCAAAAGGAAAAGTTGTTTACTGTAATGAATTCACTCTTTACTCTTACTTGACTTCAATCGTTGATTCTACTGGTCGCCCAATCTTCCAAACTTCAATGCAAGAAGGTGTCGCAGGAATGTTACTAGGTAGCCCAGTTAAAGTTGAAGATGCAGTAGCAGATAATGTATTCCTAATCGGCGCTCCTAAGAAAGTTATCGGTAACATGGTACAAGATATCATGATTGAAACTGACAGAGATGTTAAACGACATGTCGACATCTTTAGTGGTTATGCTCGTTTTGAGTGCAAACTAACTAATGCTAAATCTTTCGTAGTTTTCACAATGAGATTAATTTAATTCAGTTAGGGAGGGAAACCTCCCTTTCTTCCTATAAGGAGGCATTATGATAGCATACATTAAACAAATATTACGGATTGCCTCGAACGAATTTGATGCGGAAATACAAGAGTTGATTGACAGTGCTAAAGCAGACTTGAAACTAAGTGGTGTTCGTGTAGAACTAATCATCGATAGCGACACATTGATTAAGAGGGCAGTGGCGACCTACTGTAAAATGCATTTTGGGTTTGACAACAAAGACCATTTACTGCTATTAGCCGCCTATAACTCGTTAAAAACACATCTGATTGTGAGTACAGACTATGGCAAGATGGACTGATGTAGTTTATCTAGGCACACCAGTTGAAACCCTAGTCAATGGCGAAACATTATTGTCATACACCTCAGTTAAAAGATATGTGAACAGACTATCTATTCGACAAACTGAATACTATAATGCGATGAACACTGGGCTTAAACCTGAATTGATGTTTGAAATTCGCACACTTGAATACAATGGTCAAACTGTCTTGAAATACAATAACGTTGATTACAGTGTAATACGAACGTATGACAAAGGGGAGTTCACAGAGTTAATTGTGAGCAGAAATCTTAATGGCTAAAAAACCATTTACCCTAGAAGATAACTTCGACAAGGTTATTGAACAAATCAGAGAAAAACCACAACGAGTGTTGAATATTATCGGTGCTAACTTAGTCAAGGACATTAGACCAACGTTAAAAAGCCACTATAAAGACCGTAGAGGCAGACACTTGTCGAGATCACTCGGTTATTGGGCGAGAAAACAAGAAAATGACCTGCAAATTGGTTTCAAAATGTTCTACGCACCATTCGTAATGGACAGAAACAATGAACCATTAACACCAGCAGTCATGAGAAATAAAGACATGATTGTCAAACTCATCGCAGAAGCACTAAACGAGATAGGAGGTAAACGATGAACACAAACTTACTCGCAGACAAAGTTCTCGCTTTTCTAAACACAAAGCACAGTCGAGTTTATCGAAACAAACCTCCGACATCGCCAGTGTTTCCTTATGTGGTATTCAATATAAGGGCAGTGACAGACACATATCCATCAAATGACTATATGGTTACGATTGATATCTTTGAAGCTACAAACGCATCTGTGAGGGTTATAGAAACTTTAGCAGACAGTATTGACACTCTCAATGATTCGGTCATCAAAGACACAGGCATCAACGCACATTTTACACGAACAAACAGACAATTTGTTTCATCAGCAGATTTGATTGAAGCACAAATGATAAGCATAGAATATACAGCAAGAACTTACTTTTAAGAAAGGAGTAATGAATGGCAACAGCAGATAAAATCTTACTCGGTTATGGAGTGGTAACAGTAAACGCAGTTCCTATCGGTTTAACTCGTGGTGGTTCAGTATTTACAGTCGAACGTGAAATCAGAAACATCGAAGCAGATGGCGATAAGGGTTTCGTAAAGGGCAGACAAGTGATTGATAGCGAGAACGCTAAATTGACTGTTAATGCTTTAGAACTCTTCACAGCAGCAGACATGACCAAATACTATCCAGGTGTATCAATCACACCAACACCAACAGCAACACCAACCACTGATGTGATGACTTCAACATTATCTATCGTGGCAGGGGACTACAATGATGTGGTGTGGACCGGAAAAACCAAAGATGGTAAAGCAGTCGTGATCACTGTTAAAGATGCAATCAACATGGGCAATCTTGAATGGTCACTTGAAGACAAGAACGAAGTAGTACCAAGTTTAGAGTTTACCGCTACATATTTAGAAGCATCAAGAGAAACAGCACCTTGGAGTGTAGATTTTGCAAGATAAGGGGAGTTTCGACTTCCCTCTTTTTTTAAAACTAAAGGAGTGGACAATCCATGAGAAAAATCACATTTAAAGATAGTTTCGCACTATCAAAAATCTTAGATAAAACCAACCTAACTACCGATTTGAATAAAGTTGTCGAGGAAGGTAAAGAGAAGGGTACAGAATATGTAGGTGGTCAATTCTTCATGTTACTTGCTAAAAAATGGCACATGGCAGAGAAAGAAATTATTGACTTCTTGGCAAGTTTATTCGAAAAAACCCCAAAAGAGATTGAAGATTTATCATTACCTGAATCAAAGGAACTATTCAAACAATTATTTCAAAGTGAAGATTTTAAAAAGCTTTTTACACGAGCGGTAGAAGAATAGAGTTATATGACGTGATATGCGAACGATATAGCAACGTTGAGTTTGTTCTAGGGTTAGACATTGATGAAGGTATTAAACTGACTGACATGGCTATACGAAAGCGACAAGAAGAAGCACTGCATCGTGAATGGGTAGGTTTCTTGCCACACACTGAAAAGAGCAAACAAACATCATTCGCAGATTACGTTGATAGCCGACTTCGGCCGCAGATTGAGTATGAAAATCAAATCAAGAGTAAGGATGAAATTATGTCTGACATCTTGGGAAAGGAATAGAGTATGGAATTATTTAAACTGTTTGGTTCAATTTTGATACAAGATGAAGAAGCGGTAAAAAACCTAAACAAAGTGCGAAAAGAAGCAAAAGAAGTAGATAAGGCACTCAATGAACTAGGCACTATGGCCAAAAATGCTGGTAAGGTCATCGCAGTGGGTATTGGTGCTGGCACTGCCGCAATAGGTGGGTTAGTTATGAAAACCACAGAGTCACTTGATCGCATTGATAAACTATCGCAAAAGATTGGTATGAGCCGACAAGCGTTCCAAGAATGGAACTATATTTTAGGACAAAATGGTATATCAATTGATGTCATGCAAGGTGGTTTCAAAGCCATGACCAACGCAGTTGATGACTTATTTAATGGCAGTTCAAAAATGACTGAATCATTCGGTAAATTAGGATTAAGTGCCGATGAATTGCGAGGCAAAACACGTGATGAAATCTTTGCTACCGTGATTCAAGAACTTCAAGGAATGCCAGAC